TCTTCCTCGCCAACTAAATTCTGCAGACGGACCAGCTTATCGGACAACTCTTGCTTGTTTAATCCAGTATGATACATTAAGTAGTCTTCCATCTTGTTTAATGCCTCGTAAAGAGCGTTTATTGAAACCACACTGAAACCAGAATTATGCATGGCATCTTGCAAAATAGAGTCTTCTTCAGGACTAATGTTTTCCATGCCTAAAGTATAAACCCATAAACACTTGTTAAAAGGAATGTATAATTAAAAGACAAGGAGATATGTATATATGAAATGCGATAGATGTGTGTGGCACGAAATGCCTAATAACACTGTTCGTTTAGTCAAACATGTGGAGCAATGCTCTGCCTGTTCAGATTACGATGTAGTTGCTGTATGGAGAGATGCCGAACTCGTTGTAACTAAAGAAGCTCTAGAAACAGACATTGTATTAGAAGAGATTGTTTTTAAAAAATACAAAAAACCTGAAGTATATGTGCAGACAGATGAAAGAATTGATTCTGGAGAAGTAGCGGTTGAAGAAGAGGAAGTAGTAGAAGAAGAAGTATAAGTACTAATTAATAACGTACTGCTTCTAAACTATCTAAAACCTTTTCTTTAGAAATTGTTATTAAAAACGCTGCTATATCTTGTACACCAAAACTTATAATAAAATTACCTTTATGCTCAACTAATCCTGACGCAAACTCAACGCCAGACTTTCTAAACTGAAAATGATCTGAGATACCAATAATCTTACCTTTTTCATCAAAACGAACAAAGCAATGAGTGTAGTTTCTTATAAAAGCATTAACGGTGCCAAAAGAATTATTCTCTTGAACCGTTGTGTGTCTACCTATAGTTCTATGCATAATTCCTAAATAAGTTGAATCCTTTAAACTTATAAGATTAGTGTTACCTCTTAAAGCATGAAGATCACTATTGTCACTCATTAGTGTAGTTAGCACACCATTTTTAACGGTGGCATTAGGACCATAAATAAAATCAAAATTGGGGTTATTGTCTGGAGGAAGCATCCAGTTCTTTTCTGGTCTCTTTACTTCTATGCCAGGAAACTTCTCCATGTGAACTACTTTTTCTGCTTTTGCATCAAGTCTACAAATTGCCATTCTTGCAACTTCACAGAGTTCTTTCTCCATCATCACACAAGTAAAATGCCAAGCATTATCTCTCCAAAAAAGTTTTGGATCTTCCATACCTCTATCAAGTTTTATATTAAGTTTAGAAAAATCTATTTGACGAAGATTTTTTAATTCAAAGTCTTTATCCAACTCAGCAAAATATACTTTATTTTTTATCAGACCAGAGGAATGGCTAACCGTATAAGCACCATTTGGTGCAATGTAATAATTACTTGACCTTATTGCTACTGCATAACCCTTCTTAGGTGAGTGACCAATTGAAGGATTTGTTGCAGACCAATGGGTATCTTTAGGATCTACATATCTAGCAAGTTCTTTGCATGCTGCATCAAAAGGTGGATTTGTTAATTTTGCATAGTCATAGAGACTTACTACTGGACTAGGCATCGTAAACTCCTTTAGGATATCTATCTACTACTTCAGATATTTTTCTTGAAACACCAAAAATATTATCTCCCACATGATCCATTCTATAGCCAATGGCTTTCAATTTATTTACATCATGAAAAACAGGATCTTCAAAAGTATTCTCTGTCCAAGCTTTTCCATCAAAACCTGCACTTTTTAAAAGACTAACTAAAGAATGAATACTGTACTCGTAATTATGCCTATGATATGCAGGTGGCACTTGGTAGTGCATATAAAAGTATGGCTCTATGCCATTAAGCATTTTTGTAATAGATAAAGAACTAACAGCATTAGGAGTAGTAGTAATTAGAGTTCCTTTAGGTTTTATAACTCTATTAATCTCAGAAAGCATGGCCATAGGATCTATCTCCATATGTTCAAGAACTTCACAACAAATTACATAATCAAAAGTGTCTGGCTTTTCTTTAATTAAATGCTTTTCTAAATCTAATTGGTATGTAGTGGCCTCTACCTGTTTTCCACCAAACTCAAAAGTTTTCTTAACTACAGAACTCTTCTTCTCATCTAACTCTGTAACATAAACTTCTAAATCAGGAGCGAACTCTTTTAAAACTATTGGAACTAAACCACTAGTTGCAACCTCTAAAAGTTTTCCTTTAGGTTCCTGATCAAGTAAAACTTGAATAGTTCTAAGAAATCTTCTTTCATGAGTTTTATGATAGCTATCATCTTTAGGTATAAGTTTACTTACAAAACTAGCAAGTTTAGGGTTTATGTCTTTATAAGTATCTTTTATCATTAGTTTGGTCGCAGTTAACTACTACTTACTACACCCTCTCGCTTCTCTGCTCTTATCCTCAGTTTTTCTGGTGAGTATCCTCCAACAGTTCTACCTGTTGCCTTACCTCTTCCAGAAACTGCTGGAGCAGTGCGTGGATTCTGTTTTCTTGCTTTAGTGCGACCACTACTTTGAACAGGTTCGCTAAAACCTTTACCTTTTTTCTGTTTTCCCATAGCAAAAGAATACTAAATAAAATAAGCGACTATATGTAGAAACGCTTAACCTCTAGAGGAATAAAAACCAGAACCCTTAAAAAGCACTGGATTACTTGTAAAAACTCTTTTAAGAGGTTTACTACATACTGGACACAGTGTTTTAATCTGCTCTGAGCCCATTGGACGCTCCTCTAAATAAGAGTGCCCGTCTTCACATTGATATTCGTATGTAGCCAAAATCTACTCACTATTTTGAGTTATCTGCAATAAGACGGATTTCGCAAGCGTCTGTAGTGCAGTAAGCCTCACCGATAGCGTCAGAAGCCATTCCAGCATAAACACCAGAGAAGTCGATAGGGAACAACTTCATAGTTGCATCTACATACTCTTCTTCAGTCATTTGTGTATATGGCATTTGAGGATAAGTAAAGTTTCCTGATGGTAAGAAACTTACAGTTTTTAGTTGTCCGTCATACATATGAAGGACAGTTCCAACATGCTCTTTCTCTGTTTCAGGATTAAACGAAATAGTTACAGAGACAGAGTTATCTGACCAGTAGCGTTGTGCAGTTGCTGCAAGCGCCATCTTTTCAAAAATAGTTACATCTTTTTCTGCACGCTCTGCATCTGATTTGATAGGAAAGAAAACAACAGAAGTTGTGTCAGGTGATTCTGAAGCTGGTTCAACTCTATAGTTTGCCATTTTAAAAAGTGGAAGCATTGCATCAGAGTTAGCAAAACGAATTGCTCTTAAGAAATACTTTCCACCTGGAGTCCAGTGAACTCCTGGGCTTTCACCTGCAAGAATTGAAACGGTGCCAGAAGGCTTAACGGTTGTAGTTTTGATTGACTCACGAATACCAAGCCACTCTGAATAAGTTGTGTCGTAGTTCTTAATATTTTTATAACCTTCATCCATCCAATCACGCAAAATTGGTAAACCAACTTTGTCAGCAAAATTTGCAACACCTGACATAGAAGTACCAATACGACGATTACGTTGCATGATTGCGTTTGTCTCTTCCCAGTGAGTTGGAAGAAGAGTTACAGTCTTTGCATAAAGATAAGCGAACTTTAGTGTGCGCTTGTAATCTTCTAAAGACTCATGACGATTTAGATAAGTTTCAACAAGAGTACACATTTCATATGACTCAAGTGATTGTTCAGCGCAAGGGTTGTAACCTGCAATGCGATGATCTTTATTATTAATTGGATCTGCAAGACGGCCATACTTTTTAGAGACATCCATCCAAATAACGCCAGGTTCACCATTGCGAGCGATACCATCAACAATTTTTGATAAGTCTTGACCAACGCTAACTGCAACTGAGTTATTACTCATCCAACCCCAGCCAGGAGCTTTTGGATCGTAAGAATTACGCTCTGGAAAAATATCAGCATTTTTTAGATTTAAAAACTCATCGTCATCAATAGAGCCAATAAGAAGTTCAGCACTACGACGTACGTTGCCAGATACAACACAAACACCAATTAAGTTTCCAATATCTGCAATATCTCTTTTTGTTAACTTCTCTCCAGCACGATTGTTAAACAAATTATGTATGTAGTTATGTAGTCTTTCTAGAGGTTCGTGACCTGCAGCAGTTCCACCGAAAGTTGAAATAGGTGCGCCAGCAGGACGGATTAGAGAGTAATCAAACTCTAAGCAATTCTGTTCAGGCTTTAAATAAGAATTAACAAGCATGGTTAGAGAGTCAACCCAACCCTCGCGAGTGTCAGGAATTTCAAACTTTACGCACTCTTCAGATTTTGGTTTGTAAATTGTAAAATCTTTTTCAGCACCTTTATCATCAAAGCCAACACCAACGCCAAGCATTGATGCTTCCATTAAAAATCCAAAAGGTTTTGCTGGATCGTTCTTTGTCATTTCTAAAGTAGAAACAAAAGCACAGTTTTGTAGTGCTGCTGAGTTTCTTTGCTCATTAACAATTGGAGTTCCCATAACCCAAAGTCCACGTCCTGGTGGAGTCCACTTCAAATTGAATAAACGATCAAATGCTTCTTTAGCAGATGCTTGACCGCGAGTATCGTTCCAAGGTAAACGGTTAGTTTTGCAATGATCTTTTTGTAATGAATACATGCCATTAATAACACGCTCACAAACATCAACCCAAGTCTCTTTAGTTCCATCCTCTTTAAGTCGAGAGTAAGTACGAAGAAAAGTAATCTCTCCAACAGAGTTATCAGCAGCGTCTCTATAACCAAAAGGTGATTTTTTACTTCTGTATCCTGATACAAAGTCCTCTGACAACTTAAAAGACAATACTAATGACAATTTCTTCTCCATCTACTTGTAAACAAAAACAAACACTATGTTAGTGGTTGATTGATATTTCTTGGGGTTACCCTCTTGGGAATATTAAGTATACAAGTTATTCGAAAAGATTAATTTGATTCGGATAAACTTCATCTTTAACTTTGACACCTAGAACAACACTAATAGCTGCTTTAACGCCTGCACAAAAATGTTCTGGTTGTTCTGAAAACTCTGCTGCTTTTAAAAGATTCTCTAACTTAGTAGCAAGAGAGTGTCTTACCTCTGCCTCTACTAAACTTCTAGTTGCGTCCCAGTGAGACCAATCAACGCCAACGTAAGCAGAATTATCGTAACTCATAGTAAGTCTCCAATATCTTTAATAGGGATGTCGCATTGAGAAGCAACCTCAACCTCAAGTTTAGCCCCAAGAGAGTCTTGCCACCCTGGTAACAGGGCTACTATTTCGCAGTCGAGAAGGGCTCTTATATCTTCTCTCATAAAATCTGCTCTAGGTTTTGAACTATCCCCATCGAAAAGTTCAGACGGATCAAAAACTTTAAAACCTTTATCTCTTAATAACTTTGCTGCTTGCCTAAAAGCAGGGTAATTAAAATCTTCTATTCCAGTCATGGGACCAGACAGATAAACACTTTTCAATCTCTAACTCCAAACAAAGACTTAAATATATCTAAACAGGTAGGACAAACTGGATATTTATCAGGGTCTCTAGAGGGAACCCAAATTTTTCCACAAAGAGCCACTACTGGAGTGCCTTCAATTAGAGCTTTGGTTGCCTCTTCTTTTTCAACGTAGTGAGAGAATCTTTCATGATCTCCGTTGTCGTTAGTAACGCCAGACGTTTCTAATTCTTCAATTAGAAGATTTTTCATTGCACTCATATTTAAAATTACTTTTCTATCAATCTTTTAATAAATTTTTTAAACTTCTTCTTTTTGTAGTATTTTTTTGCAATTTTTACAGATGTCAGGCAGTCTTCGTAAACTAATCGATATTGGCTATCCTCGTTATAGAAATCCCACTCTAAGGGGTTCCGTTTCTTACTTAAATTTCTTTGCTTCAAAACTGCTTCAGTTGCCTTGTGTGCCAGTTTTTTACTCTTCATTTGAATCCCTAGTCCTTTGCGTCGATAAAACTATACCTCTAAGAACGGGTAAATAGGCTATAAACAATGAAAATACCTAAAATAACTAAACACCCTAGAAGCACCCAACCGTCTCCCGTAGAGCCTCTATTTATGTAATATCTGCTCTCTTCATAGAGTTCATAGTCCTCTTGACCTAAAGGCGTGTATGGGCTTTCTGGACCCTTTAAGCCTGTTTTCTCATGCTTTGGCTTAGAAACACGTCTGCCCATAAAGCCTCATCCTTTCCATAAGTAGGTAGAGAGTACCACCTAAAGGGGCTATTTTCAGCTATTTTGTATTATATAGCATGTCGTTTTTAAATGCAAAAAGGGGCCTACTTTCCTGCATTTTTGTCTATAATAAAGGGGGTTTTCTATTATAGATGAAAAAGGGTCAAAAACAACAAAAAACTCTAAGTTTGTGAATAGTATACTTTTTTGCCTTTTAGGTGGTATACTATCCAAAAAGTAACTAGTTATATCTAAAATAGTAAAATAGTATAACTATTAAACTATCCATCTAACATCAATAAAACTAAAGTTACTCGTATTCATAGAGACTTTATCTCCACGCCTATAGTAAAGTATAGTTAGAATTGATGTTAGATGGTTGGTTTATTTTAGTTAATTTAGGTGTTATAGTTGCATATTTTTTTATAGTGTGTATAGTGTTAGTGTATTGATGGATATAGGGGTAGTTGCGTATGGTTTTAGGTGCGTGCTATCGTCTTAGCCAAAGACAAAGAGATGAGGTAAGAAAATGCAATACAAAGAAAATTGGTTTCCAATTGGATTACTTTTAGTTGTTATATCAATGTCAATGGAATCTTGGGGTAAATATGTTGTAGGAACTTTTGCAGCATTATTTATTTTAGCTTCTTTTGGATCATCAACTAACAAAGAAAAAAATGACTACAAGAGATACTACAAACCTTGAGCAAAGTAGATGAAGCCATAGATGCCAGAGGAATACCAACGGCTGTATGTCCTCTTTGTGGAAGTGATTGGTTCTATGTTCCAGTTAAGTTTAACCTAGAAACACACAAAATCTCTGCATGGGGAACTGATGGATACTGCTACTCATGCTCTAGCAAAGTTACTGTTGTAACTCCTGTAGATGGTGAGGTACTACTTGATGAAGATGAAGACGATAACAATGAGTAAAAAGAAACTAGAAGTTATCAAAGGTGGTAATCAAGAACTGGATATAGAAATACCAGAACTAGACAAAAGAGTAGAGATTGCTTCAACGGCTCTACTTAAATACTGGTTCCCTAAAAGGGTTCCAGAAGATATTGAAAAGTGGGCAGAAATTGCTTACAACGATGCTTCAGCAGTAATTAAAGCCCTAGAAAAGAAAGGCTACCTTAAATGACCTTAAGAGAATATTTCCTAATAGGTGCTGTTACCTTTGCGTCTAGTTTTCTAGCAATCTTTAGTTTCTCACTTATGTCGTTTTTTCATAAAAGAAAAATAGCACTGAGAATGATAGATGACCTAAAAAGCGAAATAGAGACAGAAATGAAATTTAGAGACATAGTTAAAAGTAATTTTAAATCGGAAGGAGTAGACGATGAGTAATGAAGAAGAGTTACAAAACTCTGCCTTATCTGCTTTAGGTCTTACCTCTGAACAAGTAACCAACGTAGATAGACAGTTAAGAGATAGACCAGAAGCAAGAGATCCAAGAGTCTGTATCTGTGGACACTCTTTCTCTAGACATTACATGGCTGGAGGTGTCTCCATATGCAAACCATCAAAAATGAAATGCAAATGTACATATCCAATGTATGTCCTAGAAACTAACGACACTAGAGCATTCCTAAGAAAGACTAGTGGGTCTGGAGCGTTCCATGCACTATCTCGAGGAATTGCTGCAACGGAGAATCATGGAAAGAAAATTAAGTGGCTAATTCCAGTTCCAATTGAGTGCTTCGAATGTGGTTCAACGACAGGGGTCACAATTACTCCCGTGTCTGAAAACAAAATCCCAATTGAAGTAGAAAGTTCTAGAAACGCGTTTTTGTGTATCTCATGCAGAAATCAGAAAAAGACAGCTCCTTTGGAAGAGGTCTAAATGAAGCACACCAAAACCACTACTGCTGGAAGAATATATCTTCTACTAGAGCCAGTCATATCTAAAGAAGATAAAGACTTCGATGAAATAATTGACGCCATCAACACTGGTCTGACAGAGTGGAGAGACGCAATAGCAGAAGAGTTACATAAGAAAGCAACAACCTGGGAAACTAAAATGGACGACGGAGACACCACTCTGTACTCATTAGGACTTAGACATGCTGTTGACTTAGTATTGAATTATGACCCAACAATCGAACAGGAAGAAGTAAAGAAATCATGACAACAGGAATAAACCAAAAATCTGGACTAAAGTTCTACACTGTTAAGGAAGTTGCCAGTCATATGAGAGTTTCAAAAATGACTGTCTACAGATTGCTAAACTCCAACGAACTGCCTAGCGTCAGGGTTGGTAACAGTTTTCGAGTGCCAGAAGTAGCAGTAGAAAACTACATAAAGAAAAACACAACGGTGGAGTTCTAAATGGAAGATATATTCTTTGAAAGCTCAACCCAACTAGAGGATGAAGTGACCTTTGACTTCTTCATTCAAGATGGGTGGGGAGGTCTTTACATAAAAGATTTACTAGGTTTGGATTTCAATGTAGCCAACACACTACTTCTAGTAGCAGGGCTATGGGTACTTATAAGATCCTACAAAGTTATTAAAAAGTACGCACTAAAAAAGTCTTTAACTAAACAATGGGGAAGACTTAGCGACCATTTTTAACAAGGTCAAAAGCACTTTTTAGGGCATCAAATATTATTTTTTGGTGCCCTTTTTTCTATTATATAAGTTTTACATTTTCCCCCATAAAACCCCACATTTTTCCACTTGTTGTTTATAAAAGAGGCAAAAATTAGGTGCGTTCTCTCTCCATTTTCCCAAAAATTCTTTTCTAGAAAGCGGCTTACTATGGATATAACGGACACAACCGAAAAAACAAGGAGAAATAAAAACATGTTCGAAGTTGATTTCCTAAAGGCCACTGCCGAGAGAGCAATCAAAACTTTCGTCCAAACCCTACTTGCATTAGTGGGTACAGACGCAGCAGGTATCTTGTCAGTTGACCTAAACGCTTCACTTCAGGTAGCAGCCTCTGCTGCTTTCATCTCAGTACTAACCTCATTTGGATCTTCCTCATTTGGTAGTACAGGACCATCTTTGGCTGGTGAAACCACAAAGCAAATCGTGGTTAAGGCAGCAGCTAAGAAGAAATAATTAACTAAAGAGCCGAGGCTCCTTTAATATTTTTTAGGGGAGTCTTGGCTTTTTTGATAGGAAAGAAAAACCCTCAATGAGCAACGAATTAGAGTTCCTGGGCCCAGACCCAGAAGAAATTGACCCAACGGACTCAATCCCTAGACACGATGACCCAATGGATTTGCGCCCCGATCTTTCGCGCATCGGCATCGTTGAGATAGAAAAGGGTGTGTGTGAGGATACCTACGAAAACCGTCAACTCCTACGCCGAAACGAATTTAACTGGGACGCTGTCTATGACAACTCTGGCCGCCCAACTGGGCTAATCGCGGCTCGCTCTATTGAGTCGTCCCGTGAACGCCGTCTACTTTCACTTGCCGAAAAGAAACCTCTTCTTTCCGACCCCAACAACACAAACTCAGATTTCATTACGGGCGTCGACCTTATGGCAGATGACGCCGCCTACAAACTTTGCCCACCTTGGGTTGTCGGTGCTACTCGCGCCTACATAAAGGAACAAGAGCAAGGCGGCCCGAAGTCTTCAAAGCGGGCACCTCTTGGGCTACCTGCTCGGTGCCGCATTGTGAAACCAGACGGCATCCGATGCCAGCTTTGGTTTAGTGGTCGTATTAAGGATGACGGTCTCTGCCGTATCCATCTAAAAACAATTCGCCGTCCTGGAGCTGACGTTGAACGGGCAAGACTCAAACTTGTTCAGGCTGCCCCATACGCTGTGGACAAACTTGAACAACTTATGGAAACGGCAATCTCAGAACCCGTCGCCCTTAAAGCGGCAACAGAGATTCTGGATCGCGCTGGAGTTCGAGGAGGCGTGGAGTTAGATGTCGGTATTGATGTCCAAGACTCACGGCCAGCCCATGTGATTGTTGCCGAAAGACTTCAACGGCTTGCCGAAGGAGCAACCATGATTGCTGGAGTTTTGGGGGATCAACACAGAGTTATTGACGCCGAGATTGTTGTTACTGAAGATTCTGAATCAACCGATGAAGAGAAAGATAAGAAGGACTGAACAGCTTATGAACAACTTAGATGACGGCACGGGAAGTAACAACTCTTCTTTGTACCTGGTAGATCTGGCAAGAGAGCTTGCTGAAGAACTTCAATCGGATATCAGACTAGCCACCCACCGTGAAGAACATGTTCGAGTAACGGCTAGGGCTAACAAGGCTTTAGAGTTATACGGTTATGTATTAGGAGAATCTGAAAACAAGTAGTTTATATATTAGACAGTTGTTATCAACAGTCTAATTAATAAACTACCATTTGTCAAATCGGAGAAACGGCATGGGACTTAAAGACGGAAACTGTACAAAGGAAACGGACTACGACCCTTACCAGTACGAAGATGTCCTAGATTCTATCTTTGGCCATAAAAATATTTTTTAGGGGAAAAACGGCCTGCGCCTTCGCAGGAACTAATAACTTCCCTTTCCTAGCTATATAGCCCCTCCCAGGTGCACGGTTCATTATAAAGAAAAACCGTACAGACTTAAAACTAAGGGTGTATGGAAAGCGGCCTGCCCATGTACACATTTATAACGGATTCAATAGGGAAGTGTAGTTTGCATAAGGTGTAGCTTATGTGGGGCGGCTGGGGCTCGAACCCAGGACCGACGGATTATGAGTCCGTAGCTCTAACCAACTGAGCTACCGCCCCTAGAAGAACCAGTCTATTGGATTTTATGAAAAAGCGGCCTGCGAACAGGGAAGTTATTTTTTAGGGGAACGGATCGTGTTTCACATTATGCAACAACGGGAACCTTTAATATTTTTTAGGGGAACGGAGCTAAGCGGCCTGGGAAAGAACGGCGTGCGCGTAAGCGAGCCCTATATTTTTTAGGGGAACGGATCCGAGCTGATCCATCCACGGGAACTAATAACTTTTTAAAACTAGAAGACGGATCGAAAAATGCAAGTAAACCAGGGATTGGATCCAATCGCAGGAAGTAATAACTTTTTAATTAGAGCTATATACCAGCTGACCTGGATGGATCGGATCTAAATAATTAAATAAATACTTGACTTTTACTTGACGGATTGGGTAGGATAACTTTACTCACCAGGGTTCGTAAAGCTTTTTCTGCAGGTAGAACTCGCAGTTGTTTTTTAAATTGATTAACTTCCCAGGTATCGCGCAGTCCCGCCTACCATCCCCCGATTTGACATAAATTTACTAACATGTTATCTTTGTTATAGAAAAGAGGAAATATGAGTTTTAAAGTACTTACAGAAACAGATGCAACAAACGGCACGTCAATGAAGGGTTATGTAAATATAACCCGTGCGCAACTTGAAAATGTTTTCGGTTTACCAAATGAATACGATGCATTCGAAGGTGACGGCAAGGTAACTACCGAGTGGATGCTTTTGCTTAACGGCGAGCATGTAGTGACGATCTATGACTGGAAGCGTTACGAAAACGGTGCCCCAGGTCTTGCTGAAAATTATGGCTGGCATGTCGGTGGTCACACTGAATCCGTAGTAGATTTGCTATTTGCTGAATTAGAGGAAAACGGCATGAAACGTGTAGAAAGCGATGGAGGAGTATTTTGCGAAGCGTAACTGTACTTAACGCAACGGGTTGGTCGCCAATAGTTTTGGCAAGTGACTTCAATGTTAAAACGGCAAGCGGAGAAGAGTGGTTGATTAGAGGGATGTCTGAAGACAATCTTGCAGACGGCAAGGGAGAAGTGGATATTCGTTATATGGGACCAGACGGATGGGTAGAAGAAAGTAAAGCGCCATCTGAAGTCGTAGATTTTGCAGTGAAAGTGTTTTTAGACTAGAAATATGATAGTTTAGGTTTGAGCGCGACTACAATTAAATATCGGATGTAAACAAAGTAACGGGTGTTAACCTCTTTCTACCCGCCTCTTGTCTCCATTTCCATCCGATCTATCTTGTAGTCGCTGCTCTTTTTTACCCCTTGTAGCTCAGTGGAATAGAGCAAACGGTTTCTACCCGTAAGGTCGGAGGTTCGAATCCTTTCAAGGGGACTTGACAAATTATTTTAAATATGTAAAACTATATCTATGGAGACACTACAAAGATCTAAAGACAGAAAAGTTGCTAACGCTGTTTCACGTAATGGCGATCAAGCATTAATTGCTAATACCTTCGGGTTACCTGCAGGAAGAGAATATTCCTGCCCTTCCACAACTTCGATGTGTGAAAAAGTTTGCTATGCAGGCAAACTAGAAAAGCTGTACAAAAGTGTAAAAGCTGTTCTCACTAGAAACTGGGACTTACTAAAAGACGCCGACTATCAAACTATGGTTGAACTATTAAACAACATGGTTTCAGACTTTAGAAAAGACTGCGAAAAGCGCAATGCTGAAAAACTATTTCGCATTCACTGGGACGGCGATTTCTTCAGTCAACAATATACGTTGGCGTGGAAGCAAGTCATTAAGTCTAATTCTGATATTCAATTCTGGGTTTACACTCGCGTGGCAGCTTCAGCCCAAACATTGAATGGGATTGAAAACTTATCTTTATATTTCTCTACGGATGACGACAACATAGAAGTTGCAACTATCTTAAAGAAAAAAGACAACATTCGGCTTGCATACCTTGCAGACAACTTTCAAGTCGGGCAAGCAAAGATGAAAGAGATAACTGGCAAGCCTGGAGCAAAGTGCCCTGAGAATGCTAAAAGATTATCTTTAATTTCTACAGACGGATCGGCATGCGTTCGATGTGGTTTATGTGTGTTTAACAAAGCAGACATAGTTTTTAGTGCAAGCAAAAAATAGACGGCATGGGGGTGGGGTTGACAAATGTCATCCCCGTGCTCTATAATAATTTTAGGAGGCAAGAGTGAAAGTAAAAACTAAAGATGAAGTTAAGCAATTTTATGCAGACCAATGTAAGGGTGCTATCGGTGCAAAATTAGTAACGGCTCGCCCTATGACGGACTCAGAGATTGAGGATTTTGGTTGGGATGAGTACGAATCAGACGGTGCGATTGTTTTAATTTTTGATAACGGGCATGTGTTAATACCTGCTCGTGACCCTGAACTAAACGGTGCTGGGTTTATTGAGTCAGCAAGTTTGGTTACCAAATGATAAAAGAATTAACGGAGTGCGCAACGTGCGACAATTTTGCAGATTTTATGCAGGATACGGTTTACTTAGTGCCACGTTATGTTGGCATGTGTTTTGAGTGTGACGAAAACTGACCCGTGAAGTAATAAGACCCCCTAGGAAACTGGGGGGTTTTATTTTTTTGAGAAAAAACAACTTGTATTTTCCAGCTGCGGATCAGCTCCCTTAAAAAATATTTTTTAGGGGAACAGCTTGGTCAGCTGCGGCGTTACGCGAAAGTTATTAGTTCCCAGCCTGGGAAACAAGTCTGGCCTCCTACCCCTCACAGCAGCTGTACGCGTTACTAGAAAGTTATTAGTTCCCGAAACCTTCAGTCAGTCTTGACATTATTTTTGTCAAATGCTATTATAGAGATTAGAAAGAGAGGAACTAAATGCCAAACTGGTGTTCAAATGAATTAACAATCAAGGGCGAGAAAGCAGAACTTCAAAAACTTATAGATTTTGTTGGAGCGCCTTATGAAAGACAATACGCAATGCCACCTAAATACGAGGAAACTGAAACTACAAAGTTTAGTAATCCTGTATTTGCTTTTTGGAATGTAGTAAGACCAGACGAAGAACTAATGGAGTCTTACATAAAAAGCGAGGCTTGGTATCAGTGGAATATAAACCATTGGGGAACTAAATGGGATGTTGCAAATGTTGATGGAGAGAACTCTTTTGAAACTTATGCCTTTCTAGATTTATTAGATAAAGGAGAGATTGGTTATTCTATGTGGACGGCATGGTCTCCATGTATTCCAATTATAGAAATACTTGCAGAAAAGTTTCCTACCCTTGAGTTCAAAATTATGTATGTTGAGCCAGGCATGCAATTCTGGGGAATAAATGAATATGCAAACGGAGAACTAACAGAAGAAAGGTATGAAGAAGAACTGAGCCACAAAGCCTATGTAGAAATGGGTGATGTCGGTAGTTGTAATTGTGCCGAAGGAAATGATGAAGAGTATTTCTATTCCGATTGCCCAAGAGTAGTTAGCGAAGAAAAAGTTAATTCCTAAAAACTATAACTGCCCCTTTGATTTTGTCAGAGGGGTATGTTATTATAGAGATTAGAAAGAGAGGAAATAAAAGTGGATATTCCATTAAATAAAAAGTTATTCAAGGAAGTTTCAATTAAAAATGGTGCTCAAAAAAGAGACGAATTTTTAGATTTGGCAGTTAATACTTTTTCTAAAGATGAACAAGTGCATACTGCTAACGAACTTCTTTTTATTGTAGGAACAAAAAGACCATACTACGAAAAAGCTAATGCTTTGACTTGTGCGGCAATTTTGTTTTGGGTAAATGGCGAAGTTGAAAAAGCACATAACTTGCTTCTTATCTCCGAGCAAATGATTGAATTTGTTAAAGGAAAAAATAGGGGCAAGAACAAACTGACTTTTTTGATAAAGAACGCAATCGCAACTGGTATGCCAGTTTCAGAGTTTTTGCCTTGCTTTAACACAAGAAAGCCAGTTATAGCAAAGTAAAAGATTTAGACCCTCCTACTTGACTTTTGTCAGTGGGGGGTTCTATAATAGAAATATCAAGGTAGCAAGGTGCTAACTTTGAGAAATGGAGAAAAACAAAACCCATGTCAGTATCGACAGTAACTACAACAACTACAGTTAAAACTTCTGATGTTGTTGCCGTATTAGATGGAACTAACGCAGAACAGTTAATGCAGAGCTTTAACCAAGTTAAGGCAACTATTGCTGAACTAAAAAAAGAGCAAGAACAAATTGACGCACAACTTAGAGAACTTCTAAATGGCGCTGAAGTTGGAACGCTCAATGGTGTCACTCGACTAAAACTTGAACACAGAACTAAAAACTTTGTGGACATGGAAGTCTTGAAAAAAGATTTCAGCGAAATATATGAAAAAGTCCAGAAGTCTACGCCTTGGACTTTCTTAAAGACTATTTAAGATAGTTCACAAAGATTAGTTGGGTTGGAGATCCCAGCCCAACTTTTCTTTTACAGTAATATTTTTTAGGGGTACTTGACAACAAAAGCTTTAGTCTTTATAATAAAAATAAGAAAAGGAGATTTATATGAGAGAAGTAAAAGTTTTACACTATTTTGCAGTTGATGGAAATTATGGTGATGCAAGTGGTTTAACAATTATTGACACAACTGATTGGACAGAAGAAGACTTTACTCATATTGAGGAAGTTAGGGACCAAGACAGACCTCTTGCTGCCAGAGCTGTCTCAGAGTGGATAGAAAAAGGTAGAGGTAATAGTGACCAAGACCCAGAGTCTTACAAAGTCTTTGACTTATTAGGTATCGAGTACCAATGGGTTGATGATGAATCAGTAAAAGAGTAAACACGCCCCAAGTTGCAAATGTCACTTGGATAATGTATTATAGAGTTAGAAAGGAAAGTGAGGAAACATGATTGACAAAGAAAGTAAAGTACAAGGTTATTCCGTGTACGCAGAACTTGGAAGAGAAGATAAATTATCTCTCGTTCAATTCTTTATCACTCCTGACGGATATACAGAGGTAGGACAGTTTGTCCCTGCTCGTTTGTATTACCGACAATTACACTCTCATGCACCAAAGCGTCAATGGCGTATTACAACCATTAACGAAGCAAATGCCATGAGTTTGATTGAATCAGGTAGTTCAATTAGTGCTATCTACCCAGCAAAGTCTAGAGAAGAGTTTGTGATTGAGAGATTACAAGGCAACTTTAGAAGTATAGTTCAGAGACTTATTATGGGTTCGGGTTCAGGTGGTTCAGCAAATTGGAAACTTATTTACAACCCAATAGTTGTAGAAGTTTCTAATAAGGATATGAGAGATGTTGCTTTAAGTAGAACTCCTACAAAAGTTGTCTATCGTATTCAACAGGCGAAAAAGGGTATGAAATATCCAGAAGCGCTAACAATAACCAAAAGATAATTGTTCAGAGAAAAGTGAGGAAAATATGAACAACGAAGAATTAAAAGATAAATTAAAAGAGTTAGGTCCTAGTGGTGTTGCAACTTTTGAACAACCATTAGTTAGTCGTACCCTTTGGGAAATGCTAGTTGATGTAACAACTCAGAAACTTGATGTTGAAGCACAACTAAGACTTAACTCAGATGTTACGCCTTACGGAAGATTTATAGAAAGAGCGTCAGGTGAAGCACGCAAACCAAGAGCTGTGAGAAAAACAGTTGTTGCACTTGATGAAACTTCTCAGGAAGATATTTATATTCGTCCAAATGGCGATAAGTATCATGCTCGCAAGTGGGGAAACTTTCAAGATGTTTCTGCACTACGCAAAGCAAGAGAAGCAACACAAAAGTATTTCTCTGAAAGTATTGGTTCACCAATGTTTACCATGCTTTATGGTGCGCCAGGAACAGGTAAAACTGCACTTATCGAGGCTGCGTTTGCAGAACAAGAGGGTGGAGTTTACACACTCATGGGAACAGGTGATACAGAAGTCGCTGATTTAGTTGGTGGTTATGTACAAACTCCTAGTGGTGGTTTCGAGTGGATTGACGGAGATTTAGTAAAAGCTGCAGAAAATGGTGGCGTTTACTTTGTTGATGAAATTGGTTTGATTGACCCGAAAGTTTTATCTGTACTTTACGGACTAATGGACGGACGCAGAGAATTAAAAGTCAATGCGAATCCTGAAAGACCAATAGTTAAAGCAGACCCCAATTTCTTTGTGGTTGCTGCAACTAATCCAAATGCTCCAGGAGTTAGATTAAGTGAAGCATTAGTTTCTCGTTTCACTTTGCAAGCAGAAATGACAACTGATTGGGACCTTGCTCGCAAGTTAGGTGTACCAACAACTTTAGTTACTGCTGCACAAAACCTATCTAAGAAACAAAGTTCAGGCGAAACTTCTTGGGCACCACAAATGCGAGAACTTCTTGCGTTTCGTGATATCAACAATGAGTTTGGAACTGACTTTGCAATTTCAAACTTGCTCGCGTCCTCACCTGAGTTGGACAGACCTTTAGTGGCTGATGTCCTAACTCGAGTGTTTGGCGAAGAGTGCAGACCTGCCAAGATTTAGCCTCACTTTCTCTTGGCAGACATGGGGGGTGGGAGTTTGACTCTCACCCCTTTCATGCTCTATAATAGATTATGAAAGGACACAAATATTATGGGACACATTAAATTAAATGAAACACGCGCACAAGTTACTCCTAGCGAGTGGTTGAAAGTTGGCGCAAATATAACAACTCTAGTAAATGAGTTTGCTAGAAGAAGCGACTTAGTTGCTTATGTAGGACCTAATGCAGGTGGTTCTGCCCCTGCATGCTTTATTCCAGAAACAGCAGAAATAGAAGTAAATGTAGGTATTGCTTTTGGTAATGCAACAACACCAGAACAAATTAAAGATTTAACACAAAGAAAGAATCAGTTTGAGTTTCCAAAAGCTGTAGGTGCAATCTTGCATGAAGCGTTCCACGCTAGGTTCTCTAGGTGGGATATTAAAAAAGCCATGGAAGAATTGACAGATAAAGATGAGTTTGACGCTTTAATGTTGTTAGAAGAATCTCGTATTGAGGGTAGAGGTTTATCAACTGATAACACCTTTCGTCCTTTCTTGCGCTCCTGCGCTATGGAAATTGTTGTAGATGAAGCAGAGGAAAAGTTTAAGAACTCTTCTTCTGTATCTTCTGCTGCCTTTTTAGTTGGTTTAGTATTAGCAAGAGTTGAAGCAGGAGTTCTACTTGAAGAAGAAGTAGAAAGTCTTAGCAAAATTCTTAATGATTTCTTAGGAGCAGAATTAGTTTCTAAGTTAGTTGAACTTGCCCGAAAGTTTCAGACACACACTATAGATACAAATATGGAATTAACTTATCCAATCGCAAAAGAGTGGGTAAAACTTATTCGTGAAAAGAAAGAAGAAAAAGGCGAAAATAATGAAGAGAACAAACAACTACAACAAATGTTTGTTGAAGCATTAAAAGAAGCTTTACAAGAAACTAAAGACCAAGTTGAAACTTCTTCCACTAGCGAAGTTATAGAAATGGAACAAGACGAAGAGTGGAAAGAAATTGTTAAAGGAAGAAAAGACAGGTCAAAGTTAGAAGAAGAGCATACAGAAATTGCAAAAGAAGTTTATTCAGACGGAACTTCTGCAACAGATAACTCTACTTCTAGCGTAATAGTTGATGTTAGAAAACCTAACTCTGACGAAAGAGTTGCAGCAGTAAAAGTTGCACAGATACTTGAACGCGCAAAATATCGCGAGCGTGACGAGTTTGAAATTAACAGCGTAACTCCTCCAGGAAGATTGCGTACTCGTAGTTTGGTTCAAGCAAGTGCTATGAAAGAACGAGGAGTTAACACTCCTACCGAAGCGTGGCGCAGAACTATACGCAAACACACAGAGGACCCAACTTTGTCTGTAGGAATTATGGTTGACATTTCAGGGTCAATGCACCCTGCCATGGGACCAATGGCTTCAACAGCGTGGATTATGAGTGAAGCAGTTAGAAGAGTACAAGGTAAAGTTTCTATGGTTTACTTTGGAAATTCTGTATTCCCAACTTTACGAGTAGGTCAGAAGTTGGATAATGTGACAACTTATTCAGCAGTTGATAATACTGAACAGTTTGACAGAGGATTTAAGGCGTTAAATGGAAACCTTAATTTACTCGGTGGTCGAGGTGCAAGATTATTAGTTGTTGTTAGTGACGCTAACTACAAAAGAGTCGAGGCAGAAAAGGCTTTGCGTTGGGTACAGGAGTGCGCTAAGTCAGGCGTTGGAGTGTTGTTTATTCCAATCCACCAAGATTATTATGCACAAAAGTTGTGTAACAACACAGGTGCAGTAGTTTTGTCGGGTACAGTTAATCCAGCAGAAGTTGCCACAGAAATTGGTAAAGCGGCAGGCAAGGCGCTACAAAAAGCATCGGTTGCCCCTTAACCTTAATAGAGTTCCTGCTAGGCGTGAGACCCTTTCTTTGGGTATTCGTCCTTCCAGCGAGTAGTGTCCACTCGCGTCTAGCAGGTTCATTTTTTTTTTACGGCAAGCAAACCTTCCCCGAGCAAAGAAATTAAAGTTATTATTTCCCGAGCTCGGATCTGCAGCTAGCAAAATATTTTTTAGGGGAACTCTTGACAAGCGGCTTGACTTACTCTATAATAGATTTATGGAGAAGATAACAGCTGACGGGCAAGGAACTCTTAAAGTTAAATGGAAAATACCTACTCCAAAAACTTACAGGCAAGACGCAGTATTTTATACGGGTTTAGATTGCATAGCAGAAATTACTTTAGAACAAGACGGCTTGGATTGGAGTCTGCTTGTTTATTGTGACGGAGAGACTCGCTACCAAGATACACAGGGAAATGTTTACCGTAATGGTGAAGGCTTAATCTCTGCTGGATACAACACGGATAAAAAACTTTCTCGCGCTTTAGAAGAAGAAAAACTAATCCACATTAACAATTCCTGGTTTGATTTCTATTCTATGGACGGAGAACACCTTGACTATGTTACTCATGAAATTAAAGAAATGATACAAGGTGCAGAAAGTTTGCTATCCGAAATACTCGTTAACGGAAGATATTTTGGGGGAGAAAAGTCTGACGGAACTTTTGTTCCCATGTACGGATAGTAACTACTTACTTGACTTTTGTCAGTTGTTAGTTATATAATAGATTTAGAAAGAGAGGAAACAAACTATGCATGTTGCACAGGTTTTACTTATCGAAGCAGATAGTCACGAACAAGCTGTATCGAGAGTAGAAAACAAATTAACTATTGACGGACTTTCCCCCGATTGGTCTGATTGGCATGGCGAAGGCGCTTTTGGTTCAGGTCTTGCTGGCCGCTGGGCTGGAGATGTTTTTGGAGAAAAACACCCACAAGGTTCAATGCGCTATGAAGATGACCCAGAACTTGCAGAAAAAGTAATTAAAGACTTTCTATCTGCTCGCAGTATTGAAGTTAAACATTGTCTCGAGGGACTTGGAAATAGTTTTGACTTAAATACTTATGTGTTTAACTACAACCCAGAAGTTGAACCAGAGATGAATCACGAATACTTTGAGGGTCGTATGAAGTTATGGCAAGCAAAGTCTATTTTACAAATACTTAGTGGAGAGTGGAACTCTTCTTCTGGTGTCTATGACATGGAAGAGTACACGGCTGAACTTAGGTATTTCAGAGAGAAACTTGCTGACCCTGAAAAAAGAGGTAATCAGTACTTAGTTGTGGTTGATTTCCATTTCTAAAATGAGGTTGCTTTTGTCGGTAGTGAGTGTTATAATAGTTTTATGAGAGAAATTAAAAGAACTAAACCTACGGCTTGCCGTTGGGAAACAACACTCACTATCTTCAATGAAAATAAAAACTACGAAGTTTCTTTTTTGTTTGACGAAGAGGGCGTAGAAGACCACACAATCGCTTATTGGGTTGATGATATCCAGGTTACTGATGAAAGAGTTATTCCAGATGAAATAACTAATTATGTCATGGGCTTGGGATACAATGATTTAATGAAAGGTTCGGGCAAAAAATAAATGACAAATGATACAGAGAAAATAAACATAGAAATATCCAGGGAAGAACTAGATATTTTAGTCGGCTCGGTTGGAGCTTTTCTTTCCGAGCACGAAAAGTGGATTAAGAACTACAACCCCGAAGATAACTTTTTTGGGGGAAAAGAAGTAGGCGGCGTGAAGCAAGAGATATTCTTTGCCATGCTTTCTGAAAAAATGACGGCTACACATCTTCTCCACAAGTTCGCTGCCATACTTGGTTGGAGCGAAGAAGAAGTAACCGAGTACGAGAAAATAATTGAAAAAGAAGTTTACGGCAAGGATTTGTAGAACCAAATGAAAGATTATTTTTTAGGGGAAAAGATGCTGCCCGATTTAAGCTATTTTGAAACGGGTCTTGTCTTTATAGGTTTTACTTTAATAACAATAACTATTATAATAACTATTTTTGACTATGCCAACAAGGGCAAGCACATAAACAGAAAGAGATGGTAAGGAAGAAATGAAGAGTGAACTAATCTATGCAATACGGAAGCCAGACGAAATTAAAATACTTGACACCTTTAACAAAAAGTTAGACCGAGTTGAGCAACAGTTTAATGTCGAACTAAATCACATCTATAAAAATCTCAACAAGCAATTTGATTTAGTAGAGAAAAGAACCAAAACAAAGATTGACAAGGCTAAGAAAAAAGTTACGGCTGGGCTTGACAAGTAGTTTCTAGTAATGTATTATAGAAGTAGAGAGGTGGGAAAATGACAAAAGATGTCACAGAAATATTTGAAAAGCAAACAGTTTTGATGAGAACGCCAGTTTGTGGTATTTGTAGTCAAGAGGGTGAAGTTGAAGTTCCAGCAATCGGATTTATGGCAAGACAAATCGGTGCGCTAATTCAAGATGCTTTCCCCGACTTAGATAAAACTTTGCGCGAGCAAATTGTTTCAGGCACGCACCCAGCGTGTTGGGAAATTATGACAGGTGGATTTCCAGTTCCACAATAAAACTTTAACGGCAAGAATACAAATTTCCCCTTTCTCTCTTGCCGTTAAACCAAAATGACTCCGAGCTTTTTGTGGGAAACGGGCTCGGGGTCATTTTTTACTTGAGATATTTTTTAGGGGAAGTGTTGCAGCTAGTTCGCGCAGCTAAAGTAAAAACTTTTGGTTCCGAGCTGCGCATCAGCTCCTCCCCCTAAAAAATATTTTCCAGCTGCTGGGGCACACGAGAAAAAAATTACCCCCCGTATTTCTACGAGGGGTAACTTTTATTTGATTAGGCAGGCATCGCGGTAATCGCGTAAGTGTCTAAACGATCACGGAAGTCTGTTCCGTGTATTTGATAACCAATCTTGATGCCTTCGTCAATAATAATGTTTGACGTTTCTTCATCTAGATGGTTGATGTTACTCTCAACGAGAACATCTGCTTCACCGTATTTTCCAACGAAGGATACTCTATAAATTTTCACGGTTTGGTTTTTCCTCATTTCATTTCCTGCTGCCACTTTAGGGTGTCGTAAATTTCCCAGATTTCATCATCTGTTAAATGTTCGTGCAACCATTCAGCGCGACGCTTTTGTACTATCGGGTTTTCGTCTACTGGCTGTTTATAACCAGTTCCGAAGATGGTACCCATAAGGGCTTGGTATCCGTATTCACTTGCTTTATTGTTATCTTTCATAGTTTTATTAGTATTACATAGCGGACTGACATTTCTTCTAAATTGCCTAGCCCCTGAAATTTATCAGGGACTAGGCGCTTTTAATTTAGAGTTCTGTAACTACGACTAACTCGCCTATGGTGTAGGTGTTGCCGTCGAAGCCTTTCTCCACCATTGGATTAAGCATTACTCTTAGGTACAATTCTGCCAGTTCTAATGATGCAAACAAAGCAGTACCTACATTATCGTTACCGTCTTCATCTACCCAGTTTATGTTCCAAACTTTCACGGTTTGTGTTTCCTCACTTTCTCAAAGTTTGCACCCTGCTAACTTCTATAAATTTATTATAGAACACTCGACTGACAAAATAGGTCGGCAGCCAAATCAGACACAAAATTTCTTATAGTTAATTTTGTCAGTGATGTCTGGTAATCTAGTAAATGAAAGTGAGGTAGTAAAAACAGTGAATTACATTGAAGCGGTTCCAGCATACGGCAGGGATTACAAGAATCAGTCTGAGATAAAAGCAGACTGGCGCGATAACAAAGACTTCAAAGATTCTAGAAGCGGTTCGTATCTAAATAAATCTGATGCGGAGCGACTTGGAATCAAAGTCTTAGTTCGATACGCTCGTAACACCAAAGTGTTTGCGGTCAACTAAATAACTAAATGCCCCGTGTGCTGAAACTTGGCACGCGGGGTATTTTCATGTGCAGCGAGCTCGAGCTGCCTGGGAGCTTAAATATTTTTTAGGGGAATTAGAGCTGCACCTGCAGCTACACCTGCAGCTAAACAAATAACTTTAATTTCTAGAGCTGCCTGGGAGCTGGAGATCAGCTACCTTCACATATTTTTTAGGGGAAGCTTGCGGCAAGAACTTATTTCGTGGTATTATAGAAGTAGAAAGAGAGGGAAATTTTATGGAAAAGCTAGGTTGGTGGGATTGGTACGGATATCCTGCACCCGTAAAGGAAAACGATAAGAATGAAAAATAGTTTCTTAAAAAAATTTGTTATGGGTCGAGGCAGCTACGTACAAGACCAGAAGCATCAAATCTTTGATGACAGGCGAACGAAAAGAAATCGGACAAGGTCAGAGAAAAAACGCAGAGCCATTGACGACCAGAGAAATTGATTTTGTCAGAGGTTTAGGTTATTATAGAAGTAGAAAGAGAGGTAAGCCGTGAGTAATTTAAGAGGTCATAAACTAATGACCAAGGAACTCATAGAAAAAATGCCAGACCTTTATTCGCAAGAAGAAAAAGGCTTGGACGCAGTAGTACAGGTGAAATTCTTTAGCCCGTACTCTAATTGGACTTGGTACGCCACCGAGTTTGATGGCAAGGATGTCTTCTTCGGGTATGTTGAGGGTTTCGAGAACGAACTAGGAACTTTCAGTCTTTCCGAACTAGACAAAGTAACAACAAAAATGTTTGGCACGGAAGTACCAGCAGTTGAGAGAGATTTGTATTGGACTCCTCGACCACTTAAAGAAGTGATGAAAGTTTCATAACTTTAATTACGCACGAGAGATGCGTAGAAGTTAGGAAAAAGGAAAGGCACGGGGTTTACTCCATAATCACCCCGTGTCTTTCTTTATTTTTAACCTTCAGCAGCTGTCATATTTTTTAGGGGAACTGATCGAAGGCGCGGCCCCAGGAAAAAATAACTTTTTGTTTGTAAGCGGCGTCCCGTAAAAATTACGGAGGCTTGCGTTTATTAAATAATTTTGGTATTATTTGTTTTAAGAAAAGAGGAAATAAATGCATTCGCTAACAATAGAAATACACGAGTTTGATGGCTGGTACAAAGTTGATGTGTACGACGCTGTAACGGGAGAACTTTTAGTTGAACGAGGAGAAGACACCCTCCAACACGCAATAGTTAGAGCACTAGAGCACGTTGTGCCAGATTCTGTAGAACTCACAATCTAACTAACTGGATTTAAAAATAATTACCCCCTGTAAACATACGGGGGGTTTTTTATTGAAAATTGTCGCTGCGGTGTGTTATTATAGAGTTAGAGAGGCAAGGTGGAACATGTCATTACTAATGATGGTTGAAAAAGGCAAGATATTTTGGCAATGCAACGAATGTGATTCAACATTCTTTGACAGCGAAGAATGTATGTACGGACACGATTGCGAAGCATAGAAAATTGTCAGTCGGTGTTGCTATAATAGATTTAACAGGTTGATAGCAAGGCGCTACAACTTAGAGAAAGAGGGAAACAACTAACACATGTTATATTCATTTAGATTTAATGAAGTTTCAATGAACCAAGTTTGGTTCGAGGCAGCAGATGACGAGCAAGCAAAGTCACTCATCAACAAAGTTATTGATGATGAACTTAACATCTCGGATTTGCCAGATAGTTACGAACGTAATCGAGGGATTGAAATGGACTACAGCGTTTCAACACTAGAAAACCACGATGGTCAAGTAATTATTTACGACGAAACCCCAGAGCCACCAAGTGGATTTGTTCCACCTGCTTGGTAAAAGAAATAAAGAAAAGTAGCCTCGCGAAAGCGCGGCTATTTTTTTTTGCCCTATGCAAAAATTTTTGCTGCTACCTTCGTATATTTTTTAGGGGGACAGATGGAAGTTCGAGGTGGAAGTGGTGTTGGTGGTGGTGGCGGTGGAGGTGCTGCGCGGCTCGCAAGAAAAAGTTATTAGTTCTGCCGCCTGCCGCCGCTGCGAAGCAGCTCTCCCCTAAAAAATATTAAAATCTTCTGGCTGCTAATTTCCTGGTCAAGCCCGACACGCCGAAAACACAAATCCCCGAAATTGTCAGAGGTTTAATCTATTATAGAAGTATGAATAGAGAACAACTACAAGCAAGGCGAAGCAGACTAAAGAGAATTGCTCAAGAACATACCGACGCTGGGCGTATCTTTATGGCTGCAAAAATAAGAAAAGAAATGGAAGAAATCGACTTGCTTTTGTCAGGGGTTTCATCTATTATAGAAGTAAGAAGTTAGTAGCAAGGCGCTACCTAACTAAAAAGAAAAAGAGGCAAAGACAAAACCATGACAACTACAATCATCAATCGCGTAGTTACTACCGAAGTGGTCAGCACATCTAAGGCAGTAGATTTAACATCTACCGACATAGTGAACCACATCAATCAATTAAATGAAGTGCGCCGTACTCTAAGAGCACTAGAAGCCCAAGAAAAAGAAGTTAAAAAAGTTATTTTTGACTTAATGGGCGAAGCCAAAGAGGGAATTATCAATGGTGTCCCTCGTGTGTTTCTACAAGAAGTACCACGCACCGACATTGACAGAGAAAAACTAAAAACTAATTTCTCTGAAGTTTGGGAAGCAGTAAGTTATGCTAACCCTTACATTAAGTTAGTAACTAAGTAAATAAACTTAGTCAGACACGCCCTCGAAAGTTTGGGGGCGTGTTTGCTTTTGTCAGGGGTATGGTTTATTATAGAAGTATGGAAACATTAAAAGAGGTAACTAGCCAAGTTAAATGGGACTTGCTAGATGAGTGCAAAGAGTTGCTTGAAGCACATTACGGCAACACGGGCAGTATGTATGCCCACCTAACTGGAGTAATGAGCGCATTACTCTCACCAAGTCAGATAGTTGACTTAAACGATTCAGTTAAAAGATTTGTAGATGAATCTAGAGACTACCGAGAGCGTCATGGTTTGAATTAAAAAGTAAAGACGCCGACAAAGATAAGCCCGAGCAATCGCTCGGGTTTATTTTTTTGCGGCCGAAGACGAAATATTTTTTAGGGGAAGTGGAGAAGGCAGCTCCAGCTGGCAGCTAGCTCACGCAAAAGTTATTAGTTCCCGAGAACTAACTTTTTAAAATTTGACTTTTTAGTTATTAGTTTCTATAATAGATTTAGAAAGGTAGGACAAAGTGGGACAATATCACTCGTTAGTAAATATAGACAAGAAAGAAATAGTTAATCCACATGGATTGGGTTTGGGTGCAAAGCAACTTGAGCACTTAAATGTGCAGGGTTCTTTATCAGATGCTCTCTATTTGTTGGTTATGACGTCTCCACAAAGAGGTGGTGGTGACTTACTAGCAACTCCAATGTCAGGTCATTGGGCTGGAGACAGAGTTGTTGTGTACGGAGATTACACAGAAGAATCCGACACTCCTTACATTCCAAAGGGGGAAAACCCTGAAAGGGATTACACCGACATTACTGAATCATTAGCAATTTCTATGGAAATGGCTTTTAGAGTAAAAACTTATGGTGATGGTTGGAAACAAAGAAAAATTTTAGAAACTATCTAACTTTAGTTTCTTAAATACTAGACATAAATACCTTTAGATGGAAAACATCTAAGGGTATTTTTGTTTTTAACCTGGCTGCCTTCACATATTTTTTGGGGGGATGGATCAGCTGGGTTGCGGCATACGGTCACTTTTTGAGAATCAAGGTTTCTTGTTTATATTACACTTTTACTACTATGGTTAAGCGTCGAGTTTAATTATTCCGCCCATAGGAACAGGGGGTAACCCACCCTAATACCCCCTGCGCCAGTGTCACTTACCCTCTCTCAAAGTGATACTGGTGTTGCTACCGATAAACCTCTGGATTAGGGGATAAAATTTTGGTATGAATCTGAAGATTGTTGAGCGCCATTATCACCCTAATGGGCACGAAGTTCCGTTCTATACGGCTATCGTTGACGACCTACTTGATGGCGATACAAAATTAGTAATCATGTTTGAGGATAGTGGTTGTACGGCTGTCTTGTCGTTAGATAAGTTAATAGAAAACGAAGACATTTCTAAAACTAACTCACATAATTCAGAAAGATTTGAAGTCCTACGAGAAGATATTTGGAATCCATTCGAATGACAACACTTGCAGCAATTCAAGGAGAGGGTTGGGCTGTAATAGGTTATGACTCAAGAGTTACAGAAGAAAACAGACTTTACCTTCTTCCAAAAGATAATCCCAAGCTGGTTAAGAATGGTCCATATTTTTTAGGGGCAGCTGGAGACATGCGAGCTATAAATTTGATGGCTCACTCTTTCAAACCACCAATCCCAACTAACAATGAAGTTGGTGAGAAACTAGACAAATTTATTACTAGCAAATTTATACCTGAACTAAAAAGTTGTTTTGAAGAAAATGGTTACGGTAAAGAGGGAGAGCAAGACTCTTACATAATGGTTGTAGTTAATGGAACTATCTACGAACTTGGTTCTAACTACGAGTGGGCTAGAGACTCTAGAGGTATCTATGCTTTAGGTTCAGGTGCTAGTTATGCACTTGGCGCTATTTTTTCAGAGTTAAGTACTAAGAAAAGAACTTTAACTATTGCACGGACTGTAGTTAAAAACTCTGTTCAAATTGCTGCACAACTCGACCCAGGAACTGGGGAACCAATAAATACCGTTATTCAGAAACACGAAGTTAAATAACTATAATTTCTTGTTCCCCTCTGCCACTGAAGTAAGCAACAATTTCTTCCTTGCCTATCGCTTTTTCAATGACAATTCCTTTTTGGTCGAACCTATTAGCAAACCACTCTGCACGTTCTCTATCAAGAGTCCAAGACAAACCGTCTTCGTTAAGGTTCTTCACACAACCCCTAAAAATAGTTACCGTGTCATCTAAAGATTCCATAGTTGTTAGTTCTTCTTCGGTCATCAAATTGTGCCTTTGATTTTTCTTAGATTTGAAAAGGTTCTTCCAAGTGCCTAGGTCTTGGTGTGAGTTTTCAGTGTCAGTCCATATGCTTGACAGAAGTTTCCAGTAGTTCTCATCAGTTAGTTGATGTTTGATGTCTTTGAATGCCGAGAGTCTGTACGGTCTTTCGTGTAGAAAAACGTATCGACTGAAATTTTTGGTATCTAAAGCTTCTCGTAGTTGCTTGTTTTTTTGTTCTAGCATTTGGTTCGCAAGTCCTGGTAAAACTAGAGGTGAGAATACTAAAGGGTGCTTTATGTACTTACCGATTTCAGTGTCAACAACAAATTTCTGTAACTCTGGGCATAGTTCTACATTGGAGTATTGCTTGAGCATTTCTAAACTGTTATCTGTATTAATACTCATCTTGTTGTCTCTTTTGTAGTTAGTTTTTCAAATTCTGCTTCTAAGAAAATTCTTGCTTGTTTTCTATTCTTAAAAATTTCATAGACTAATACGGTGTTTGATTTTTTAATTGTTACAACATATCTTTTAAAATTAAATCTCTCATCAACACCCTCTGTTGTGAATTTAAGTTCTCCAAGGTATTCTCCCTCGTTGAGAGTTTTACTTTGATTCCAATAGTAAGATGTTCTGCAGGTAATACAAGGGTGAGAACATTTGTTTGTCATAAATCTATTATAACACTAGCAAAGCCTGCAAGTCAACTCAGACGCCCGATTTGGATGCTCGGAGCGTTCATGCTATACTTTTTTAATGAGAGGATATAATGACATTAACAACATACGATGACGCAAACTACGACGATTTCCTCCCAAAAGACATATGGACAGAAGTAGCCCCTAACCTATGGCAAGGGGGAACTGACGACGACGACATAATCGGAATGAAAGTTTTAGATGCGAATTATGAACCTCGCATCACAACAGAGGAATTCGACACGGTCGTTAC